TGGGAAAATGCAAACCCAGCTAATTTAGGTAACGGATCAACAATTAATGAAGCTGGAGATATATACTATATGGAATTTAGTATGTCTAATTTTGTTCAAAACCAACCAAATTCAGTTACTACATTTAATTGGAATGAGACTGCAGATGCTAATGTAGCTTTACCTTCTGTTATAAATACAGGAAGTGCAATACTAATTACTCAATCAGTAAATGGAGACTTTGGTGGAACTGATTTTGTATCAGCTTCTATCTATATTACAAAAAATACACCAAGTCAAACAAATCCATTAGGACAAGTAATTACAAATGGACCCGTTTTTAATTCCTTAGACCTTGATGCGAAAGGAACAGCTTCATTCTCAGGATCTATAGATATGCAGACATTTAATTATGCTATGGGAGATACTTTTAGAATGGGTATTAGTATAGAAAAAACATTTAATTATGGTTTAGATGTTGGTTCATATTCCTTAAATATATTTAATAGTAGTTCTAGGTGGTCAAATCCACTCCCATCAGTACCAGCAGCAAATATATTTAAAGACCCAACACCTGTAACAGTTATAATACCTACATTTATTGGTGGTAATGTATTACCTTTTAGTCTTGCTTTAGATTGTCAACCTTTATTAAATAATTTTGTTAATCAAAGAGCAAATCCATTTATAATGGACATAGATTATAATTTTCAAGGTAATACTATATATTTTAGTAGTTCACTTGCTCCCGTTAATTTCTTACAAATATTATCGGGTAGTGCTCTTAGAGCAGCAGTACCTGAATCTAATTATACTGAAGCAA